CCATGATTGTGGCCTATGTGAGCCCCCATGATGAGGAATTACGCGAGCAAGTGAGTGAAGCCGCTGCCCCGACAACCGTCGTGTTTCGGGACCCCGCGACGTTTACCACGGCAGACGCCGATCCCTTGGACCAGGTGGTGTATGTCGCCGAGAACGCCCGGCAGATTCGCGCGGTGTATGCCTCGCATGCGGAGCGCCATGGCGCGAGCTATCGCGCGCAGGTGCTGACGCTGGGAGACGGCACGCTGGAGAAACCGCCGGCGCATCTGGTCGACCGCTTGTTTAAGCGCCAGCAAGCCGCCTTGCATCTGCCACCGGACCCGGCCTCCGCGCCGCAGATTGCGCCCCCGAACTTGCAGAGCCGCCCGCCCACCAAGCGGGAGTTGCGGCAGCACGGGGAGCGGCAGGAGCCAGAGGGGCCCGCCCAGGCGTCCATGGCCTCCGCACAGCCGAGCCCGGCCATGGCGCATGCAACCACGCCTGCTGCAGCACCAGTCCCGGCGACCGCGGCGCCAGCCCCAAAAGTGCCAGTGGGGGAGAAGAAGTAGGCTATGACGCTGATTGCCACGCCGGGTGGGGCCACATCCAATAGCTTTTTGACAGTCGCGGAAGCGTTTACCCTGCTGGCCACGGAGCTGGACACGGACGCCTGGGTGGACGCGAGTACCATTGACCAGGAGCGGGCACTGATTACCGCCACGCGGCTTATCGTGGAGCAGGCGGTATGGCAAAGTGATCCCACCACGGACACCCAAGCCTTGCCCTGGCCCCAGGAAGATGCCACTGACCGCTATGGGCGGGCGATTGCGGATACCGTCGTGCCCGTGGATATCAAGCGCGCCACGGCGCTGTACGCCCTGGCCTTGCTGGCGCAGATGCCCGAAGGCGATCTGTCGTTGCTGGCCCAACTAGAGCAGCTCTGGGTGGGGGATACGAAAATGACCTTTCGTACCCCGCTCGCAGAGAGTGCGCAGCTTCAGATGCCTGCGAACGTGCGAGCCATTCTCGCGCCCTACGTGACAGGGCGCAGCAGTATTCAGATGCGCGTGGTCAGGGGGTAGTGATGGCACGGAGACGGCATGGCGGGTTGTCGCAAGGGCTCATGGACCAGGTAGGCCGCATGGCGGTCGCCGTCTTTGGGGAAGCCGTAGAAGCCATCACCTACCACGCCAAACCCAATGCCGCAGCGACCGCCGTAGACTACGAACTTGACGATGCCCTCTTTGAAGACTACAGCGAGAAGCTTATTGCCATGCAACAGCCCATCAGTGACAAGCCGCTCGTCCAGCGCGGGGATCAACAGCTCCGCCTGCGGACCGCGGTGGTCACGTGGCAGCCGACGCGCTATGACGAAGTGACCCGCGACGATGGGACCGTGTGGCGGGTACTGGATTTCACGTATGGCCGCCATCGCCCTTGGTGGCTGCTGCATGTGCGCAGGAAGATATAACTATGTGGATCAAACTCAACACCTGCTGGCTCAACATGGCGCATATCGTGACGGTCAAGGTCGATGATGATTATGACCGTCTCATACTGTCAGAGGGAAACAAAGGCCATGACCATTGCTTCAAGGGTCAGGATCGCGAGACGATTTTGACGTGGCTAGCTTCCCATGCCTACCCAGCACAAGGGGGCATGATCCGCAATCCATCAGTGGCCATCATAGGCGAGAGTCCCAGGGGAGAAGCCGTGAGTAAGCGCTGGGTGTCAGCAAGCCTCCTTCCTCAAGAGAAAGCCTAGCTCATGGCCGAATGGTCCATCTCCACCACCGGCCTCCTGGAGGCCCGCCAACGCTGGCAGTATGCCTCGCAGCGCCTAGGCGAGACGGTAGGGCGGATTATCGATAAACGGTTAGGTGAGGCGGTGGTGTTTGCCAGAGCCACGTACCTGACCGGTGGCACCACGGCAACCCGCCTGGCGGAGCGCACCGGACGGCTGCAAGCGTCGTTCGATCAAGAGGTGCAGGTCACGCCAGGCGCCCAGACCATCGTCACCGCACGCCTGGGCTATCTGCACGGGCCGTCCTGGGTGGGTATTCATGAGTATGGCGGCACGATTCGCCCCACGAACGCCCAGTACTTGGCGATTCCGCTTACGGCAGCCGCGAGAAGTGCCGGGAGTCCGCGCCAGTATCCAGGGCAGACCTTTACGCAGCGCTCGAAGCGGGGGAACCTGCTGATCTTTGTGCGGACGGAGTCGGGGATTGAGCCGGTGTACCTGCTCAGAGAGAGCGTGACCATTCCTCCACGACCCGCGCTTGCTCCGACCGTGGCACGCTTCGCCCCTCTCGTGACGCAGGACTTGAAGGGGGCGGTACGTCAATTGTTCCAGGGAGGTCGCTAGCATGCCGACTATCCGTGTCACGTTGCCCGATGACACCGAACGTCTCTACGAGGACCTGACCGCTGAGGAAGACCCCGAGACGCATACGCTGCGCCTCTGGCAGAGCGACGTCGTCAAGGTGGAGTTTACGCCGGAGCAGTATGCACGCTGGGAGACGGTGGGAGCACCCGAGGCGAAAGCGGAGACGGACGCCCCAGTGGTGGGCGGGCCTGGCCATGCCGAGCCTGAGCCAGGAGCCTAGTGAATGGCTGCACCCCCTGCGTTGTCGATTCGGGAGCAAATTTTTGTTGATCTGAAGACAACGCTGGAGGGTATTACGCAAGCCAATGGGTACGCCTGGGATATCGGCACGGTGAGTCGTGGACAGCTCGCGCCCCTCGAAACGAGTCTGTTGCCGCTGGCAGGGATTATGCCCGCAGAAGACCCCCCGGAGTATCGCCCTGGCACGCTGCATCGCCGCTTACTCTTTGCTACGCGCCTGTGGGTGGACGTGACGTTGGCGGCTGAGACGGCCTCGGGGCTGGAAGCGCTCATTGCCGATGTGCAGCTAGCCTTACGGGTGGACCCGCAACGCAGTGGCCTGGCTGAGGATACGAGAGAGGCGGAGGGTATCGGTATCAAATGGCTGTATCTCCCTGGAGGAGAGACCCTGGCTGGCGCCGATATCTTCTGGGAGATCGACTACAAAACTGCGCTCAATTCGCCACTGGCGGGGCCTGACTAGGCAGGGAGGCTTATTTCAAGCAACGCCTATGTCCATGGATGATATTACTGACATGGCTTTGTGACACATGGAACATTCGTGCAATGGCGGTCTGTGTCATGTCTGGCATTTTTGCCAAGGCATGGATAGTGACGATATCAGCGTCAGATAAGAGACGGTGAGCAATTTTTTGCCCTTTTTTATAAGCATCCTTCATGTTGTCACTCTGGGTGCCCAACCATAAATGGGCAGGGTTAATACAGTGCCTCTTATCAAAATCAGGGCAATTATGCAAGACCAACAATCCATCAGGCACTGGCCCGTGGAATTGTTCCCACATCAAGATATGGGTGAGATATTGCTGTCCTTTGATCGTCAGATGCCCATACGAATCGCCACAAATTCTGGACCCCTGCCACAGCCAACACGCAGCAGGATCCTCCATATTGCTCGTGCGTATGCGCAAACGATCCATGATCGAGGCATCAGGGCTCACATTGCGTCGTGTGACGCTTGTGCTACGGGCAAGGTACCATTGCTTCTTATATATGGCTTTGCACGACCTGCATTGCGCATCAGTGCGCGTGCCACACATCAACTCTTTCGGCTTCTCTTCTCCGCATTTTTTGCAATGATATGTTTTTATCATGAATTCCTCCTTTGCTTGCAACATGCCATAACATATTATAGACCATTTATTATGGCATATCACTATAAACAATACTATTGTTTATCAATAGATAGGAGGATATTTTGAGCCTTATTATACACTATCTCGACAAACTGATGCTTTCGACGCTCAAGGCCGAAAGCGCCTACGCAACCGAGATCACGCCCTGGGATGCTACGACCTGTCAGAGTCTCATTGACTACGATGACGCTTCGGCACACGAATTGTATGACGATACGATTGTGGCGAATACCGACGTTGTTACCGGCAAAGAGCTGATATCGCATCAGGAGATGCCCCGGCAGTCGGTGCGGATCAACTACAATGAGCCACGGGTCAAGCCGAACACCCTGGCGGGCCTGATGGCGCTGACCTTGGGGACGGTCGCCAGCACGCAAGATGGCATCCTGATCGCCTATCGCCACAAGATTACGCCGGGCGTCGGAACCGCGATTCCCAGCATAGGGGCGCAAGCCAAGCACGGGAGCAACGGGGTCCAGTATAAGTATACGGGCATGAAAAGCGAGTCGTTTACGCTGAGCGACAATGCGCCGTACTTCCGGTTCCAGTCGGGCCTCATTGGCTCCGGGCACCGGGAGACAGCGACCGATGCGTTTGTCGCGTCGGTCGACGAAAACTGGCTACGCTGGGGCGATGCCAAAATCTATCTCCGGGACGTGACCGGGATTTCCCCTCTCAGCATTCCCTCGACGCCCTCCCAGACGGCGAGCAACCTAGGCGGGTCTCCCATTAATATCTCCACGCGGGTCCTGTCGTGGAACTTGACCTGGAATAACAACCTCGTGCCGGACTTTGGCTACCGGGCCAGTACCGGGCTCTACCGGGGGAATTTCCACCCGACCAAGCGCAGCGCAACGATTGCACTGACTATCGAATGCGACAGCGCCGATGAAGCCACGCATCTGGGCTATTACTTTACGCAAGCGCAACTCGCCATTGAGTTAAACCTGAACTCCGGCACACTGATAGCCGCCACCGGGGCGTTTAAGTACGGCATGATCGTGATGTTACCCCGCATCCAGCTCACGGCGATGCCACGCGGCGAGACGAACCAGCTCGAAAACTTAACATTTACTGGGGTACTGATGGACGATACGACCAATCCGTCATGTGCCATTTTCGTCTATGACAACGTCCCTGCGTATCTGGCCTAAAGGAGTCCTATGCCGTCGTCCATCGCCGCTTTCCGCCAGTTGGTCTACAAAGACGTGTCGCTGCCTTCGGGCCTCTCGGTCACCATTCGTAAAATCCAAGCCTGGGACTTTGTGGGCATTGGGGATCTGCCGATTCCCAGTGTCACGAATCCCGACGGCGACGTGATTGCCACCACGGAGAACCTCGACCTGCTCAAGCGCTATACTAACCGCGCGATTGCCTGCGGCACGGTGGCGCCGCTCATGAGTGACCAGGCGCAAGACCAGGGCAACCCGGACCGCCTGTATGTCGAGGAGCTGCTGCCCGCCGACAAAGACGCGCTCGCCCTCGCGATTCTCCAATGGGCCGGCCTGGTGGAGGAGACAGCCCGCGCGGTGGACTCGTTTCGTGAAGAGCCGGTCGGGACGGTTGATACGGGAGTTGGCGAAAACCTACAACGTGCTCCCCAGTGATGTGCTCATGCGTGACCCTGGCATGCTGTATCTCGATCTCGCCCTCACTTTTCCCAGTGAAGGGGAGGCACGCCCCCCACGCAGGCGCGAAGCCGATGACCCGAGCCTTACAGCGCTGTTAGCCAGTCTCAGAAACGGGAAGACTCATGGGTAGCAACCCGGTCGTGATCACCTTCCAAGGGCAAAATCAGCTCTCGCCTGTCCTCCAGGCGATGACCCAAGCCTTGACCGGCTTGCAAGCCAGCCTTGGGCAGACGACGCAGCATCTGCAACAGCTTGGCGCCATATCACAACAGCTCAGCACGACCCATCAGGCCGTCACGCAAGCGCTCCAGCAACAAGCGCAGGCGTATACCCAGGTGGGGCAAGCTGCGCAACAAGCTGCCCAACAAGCGCAGGCGAGTCACCAGATTTTTCAACAAGTCTTTGCCGTGGCGGGCGGGGTGGGCTTAGCAACGTCGGTGCAAGCTTTGACAAGTCAGTTTCTCGCCTTTGGCAAAAGCGTCATTGAGACGGGGGCCCGGCTCGAATCGTTGCGGGTGGGCATTACTGCCGTCGTGGGCAGTGTGCAGGAAGGGCAGCGGGCCTACCAATTTCTGTTTGATACCGGGCAACGCCTGGGTGTCAGCACAGCGACGCTTGCCGAGACGTTTCGGAGTTTTGCCGCAGCCACGCGGGGCACCTCGCTGGAAGGCGAGCAGACCAAGCGGATTTACGAATCCCTCGTCATCGCTGGACGGGCGCTGGGTTCCAGCAATGAGCAAATCAAGTCGGGACTCCTGGCGCTAGAGCAGATTGTGTCCAAGGGCACCGTCAGCATGGAAGAGTTGCGGCGTCAGTTGGGCAACGCCATTCCTGGCGCCTTCCAGATTGCTGCCCGCGCCAATGCCATGACTACGGAAGAACTCACCAAATTTGTGGCGACCGGCGAAGCGCAAGCGATTCCCTTTGTCCTCAAGTTTGGCGAACAACTCCGCAAAGAGTTTGCCGGCGGGGCGGAAGCGGCGGCGAAGACGGCGAGTGTCGCGTTTACCCAACTGGCCAATGAGTGGGAAGCCCTCAAGGAACGGCTGGCGAAGAGTGGCCCGCTCCGGTTGACCGTGGAAGTCGTGCGCGTGCTGTCGGGCTTTCTGCAAAGTGGACGCCTGGCCGATGACCAGGTGCAATCGGGCCTGGAGCGCACCGTAGGCCAAGCGCGTATCCCGGTGGCGCCTGGTGTGACCCGTCCAGGGACACTGGAAGGCGCGACGGACGATGAGATGGCGCAACTGCGGCGGTTGCAGGGGTTGCTCACCGAGCGCCAGCAGAATCCGGTGGGCTTTCCGTTTAATCGTTTAGGCGCCACGCAGGCCCCGCAGATTCAAGAGCAAATCACCCAGATCCTTGGGGGAATTGCGCAGCGGCGTTTTGCGCAGCAGGGCATCGCAGCGCGTCAAGCGGATACCAGTGGCGAAGACCCGTTGCGCGCGCAAGCGCAAATAGCCAAAGACGCCGAAGAGGCGAATAAGAAGCTCGCGGACGAAGTCGCCAATGTCCGCAAAGAGTATGACAAGCTCGTGGAATCCAGTAAGCGGTATGGTGCCGTAGTGGGCTCGCCCACGGGCACGGAAGACCAGCGGATTCTCTTCCTACAAAACGAGCGGAAAAAGCTGGAAGAGGGCCTCGAAAAAACGATGGCACTGGAAGGCCAGCGCACCAGTGCCATGGGGCCGATCCCAGCCGACACCAACGCGGCACTGATGAAAGACGTGGCCCGCATTGCGGAAATTGACGACGAAATTGACAAGATTAAAGAGCTACGCAAAGAACGGGACGCAGCGGCACGGGAAGCCGAACAAAACGCGGAGCATGCCCGTGAAGGCGTGGTCAAGGCGCGTCTCGCTGAACAGCAAGCCACGCAAGAGGCGGTCGAGGCCCTCAAGAAACTGGCGGCGCAATATCTAGAAACGAAGGCTGCACGGGATGTCGATATCGCTGCCGCGTTCGTTGCTAAAACGGTTAGCGATGAAAATGCCTATGCAATGGCCAAGGAGTATGAAGCCGCCATCCAGCTCGGCGCAGCGCTCAAGGACAAAGCCGCAGCGGCAGCCGAGGATGCCGAGCGGACCAAGGCGGCAGGTCTGGCAGCGGTGCAGGCCGCGACAGCGCAGACGGAGTATGACCAATACCTCCAGAATACGTTAGCGCGCTTGGGGGCCCCGTCCGACG